ATTGATGTCACCATAGAACTGGATGACTATTACTCAGGTGGATGGGTATACACAAATACACATCACACATATTATTTCGACAGTCAGACAGATATGTTTGAACTAATTCAGATGATTATTAGGGATGAGGAAAATGTGGGAGAACATTAATGGCGAACTGATTTGGATGGACAAGGAAATGGGGTATACTGAGAATGAACGACACAATTCTGTTGGCAATGTTGAAGACTACGCTACTCATTATGTGCGGCGTGATGGCGACCGCATTGGTGCGGGCCGGATTGCTGTCGGTGTCGCTGGGGGTATGATTGCTGCGAAGGCGGTGCCTAGGATTGGGGGGTGGTTACTGTGGATGGGGATATTGTTTATGGTGGCGATGATTGTGATGTAACTTTTCCGAAAGGGTTTAAGGTTAGGAAGTACAGAAACAATCTCTCATACACTGTTCACAATGTTATTCGCTACCCAACAAGGAACATGTACACGTTCGTGTACTGTATGATGAAGTCTTCGAAGAAGGTCACTGTCAGGGTTGACGATGAAGCGATTGTGGCAATGAATGACTCGTTGCATGAGCCTAAATTCATACACTTTGAGCGATCTACACCAGTGAGCAATCTTGTGTGTCAGATGTTAACCGATTCTGAATCGCTGATTGTTCTTGAAGACACGCCGAACACTACTGAACCAACACTCTTCTAAGATTCCCGGCTGGACGGGTAATACCAGAACACCTGAAATGAAATCGAGCCATACACGAAAGGAAACTATCATGGCTGTTGTTTACTCTTCTCTCTCCGACGACTTCGCTGGCAAGAAGGCTTTCTTCACTGCTCAGAATTCTGCTGTTTCTTTCAAGGAACTGCGCGGCAAGAAGATCGAGATTAAGGATATTGTCATCACCGAGGATGACGTGGTTGACACGGATACTGGTGAGGTTGAGACTCGCCGGGCTATTACGGTGATTGACAAGGGTGGAAACGCTTACGGCACTTCGTCTCAGACGGTGGTTGCTCAGATTCAGCGCCTTGTGGACATCCTGGGTGACGTGAAGTCGTGGCCGGAGCCGGTGGCTGTTGAGATTGGTACAGCCAAGTCTGGTAGGGGTCGCGAGTACACGACGGTGACGCTGGCCTGACGGACGTTGTAGGATACTAGTTGCCCCCTGTCCCCTTAGGGGGCAGGGGGTGATTGGTTTGGTTAAGTCACACTGGGGCAAGCATTATCGGTCGTTTAAGCGCGGCGCTAAGCATGTTCGGAATACTGCGAGCGAGATTCGAGATTTTGTTGGCGGGCTTGATTTTAGCCCTTTGCCGGATACTTTGTCTGAGGAACAGGGTAAGGTTAATGTTAAGTCGGCTAAGGCGAGCGCGAGGGAACAGCGGCGTTCTGAATTGGATAGGGCACGTGATTTGCTCCAGAGAGAACGTGATCGTGCTATTCGCAAGATGTATAAGATGGCGACTAGCGATGATGGGGCGGATATTCGTGGTACGAAGTATGACCCTTTGGGTAAGTCTGCTATTGGGAAGGTGACGTTGAAGAATGCGGCGAGGGAACTTGAGCGTCTTAGCGAGTTTAATAATTCTGATAGTGTGTGGTATTATTCTGACCGTAAAGGTAATCCCATTTCTGCTAAAGATGTTCGTCGTTATCGCGATGCTGTGCGTCGCTATAATGAGGATATTGACGCTTATGAACGCAGTGTAGCGGGGACTAAGTTGCCCTACATGGGTGACGTTACGGTGGGAGATTGGATTAGGGATTTCCGACCGTCGAAGTCCTATTTGCCCGGAGGTTCACATTATGCGCTTGAGAGAATGAATCCTAATAAGCGTACAGTGAATTTTGAGTCCGCCGAAGCGATGCGCGAGAAAACGAACGTTGTTTTGGATAGTCTTAGCAAAGCGGCAAAGCAAGAGAAATTGACTGCCGCCAAGCAACAGATTGCTGCAATGCTCGATGTCATTGGTGATCCTGAATTATTTGATATTCTTACTGACATTCCCGACGACGTTTTGTGGCTAATGTGGACTGTAAACGGCGATTTCGCTAACCAACTTTCGCTTATGTACGAAGCGGCGAAAGAAGGATATTTTGATCGACGGAGGGCAGGTTACGATCTTTGGTATGATGATGTTGAGGAAGCAGATTCTAGCATTAAATCTTTGCTAAAAGAGATAAAGCAAGTTAAGATTAAACCGGAGGACGATTTCAGTGGTTCGCCAATCAATAAGCGCAAGTCCCGCAAGGGGCGGCGTTAGGCGTAGCCATAAGAAGGTTCCTTCGTTTTGCGCGGATTTTGAGACGACGACGGTTGAGGATGATTGCCGGGTTTGGTCTTGGGGCATTATCCAGGTGGGTAAACTTCAAAATTATGTTGACGGGACCAGTCTTGATGGTTTTATGTCTCATATTGCCGAACGGGCAGCACACATTTATTTTCATAATCTTGCTTTTGATGGCACATTTATTCTAGATTGGTTGTTGAAGCATGGATATAAATGGGTGAAAGAAAATCCCGGTGTCAAGGAATTTACTTCCTTGATTTCAAGGATGGGTAAGTATTATTCAATTACAGTTGTTTTTGAGACGGGCTATAGGGTTGAATTCAGAGATTCATTCAAGAAATTGCCAATGTCGGTCAGTGCAATCGCTAAAGCATTTAATTTGCATGACCAGAAACTTGAGATTGATTATGAAAAGCACAGGCCAATAGGGTATATTCCAACAGAGCAAGAAAAGCGATATCAGCGAAACGATGTAGCAATTGTAGCGCAAGCGCTCGAAGTTCAGTTTGAAGAAAAGATGACCAAACTAACGGCGGGTAGCGATTCGCTTGCAACATACAAGAAAATGACGGGAAAACTGTTTATTCGCAGATTCCCAATACTTTCACCCGAGATCGACACTGAAATACGCAAGGCATATCGCGGGGGATTCACATATGCGGACCCACGATATTCTAAGAAACTAAATGGTAAGGGCAGCGTGTATGACGTCAATTCGCTTTATCCCTCAGTAATGCGAACAGCATTGCTCCCTTACGGCGACCCAATTTATTCCGACGGAGCACCTAGAACTAATCGCCCCCTATACATTGCGTCAATCACGTTTACTGCGAAGTTAAAGCCGAATCACATTCCCTGCATACAGATTAAAAAGAATCTTTCATTTAACCCCACACAATATCTTGAAGAAGTAAAAGAACCTACAACGGTTGTGGCAACAAACATTGATATAGAGTTGTGGAAAAAACATTATGACTTTAAAATCTATTCTTGGAATGGAACATTTGAGTTTAGAGGATCACACGGTTTTTTCGATAATTATGTAGACCATTTCATGGAAATTAAAAAGAATAGTACTGGTGGGCTAAGACAAATTGCCAAACTACACTTAAACAGTTTATATGGAAAGTTTGCAACTAATCCTGACATTACTGGAAAACACCCCACCCTGAAAGACAATCGCGTATCGTTGGTAATGAATGAACCTGAAATGAGGGACCCTGTTTATACGCCAATGGGTGTATTCATTACCGCATATGCAAGGAAGAAAACGATTAGTGCTGCGCAAGATAATTATGAAACATTCGCATATGCCGACACAGATTCTCTACACCTTATCGGCCCCACGACTCCCCCAGATTCCTTGTGGGTCGATCCTGTAGAACTAGGGGCCTGGAAGCATGAGAGTTCTTTCACAAAATCGGTCTATATTCGAGCGAAGCAATATGCGGAGGAAATTGATGGTAAACTTGATGTACACATTGCGGGCATGCCCCGCAACGTCGCAGCAACATTGACTTTGGATGATGTGTTGCGTGGCGGCACTTGGAATGGTAAACTGATTCCTGTAAGGGTTCCGGGGGGAACAGTCCTCCGAGACACAACATTCACATTGAAGATTGATTAAGGTTGGTAATCATTATGGCACGCCCTGTTTCTACTAAGGCTACTGTTAAGTTCCGTCTTGAGAAGAGCGTTATCGCGGACGTTGAGGAGATGCACTGGACTCTCCGCAAGCAGCCGTCCGAGATCGTTGAGGAGGCCCTTATCGAGTATCTGGCGAAGAAGGCTCCCAAGTCTGGTAAGTAATTTCTGACTAATTGCCGGGAAGCAACCTAATGAACTGGGCCTGGCTTAGTTGGGTAGCACCCCTCAGGATTGCTTTCAGATGATTGGGTATTTATGGTAGGCTAGGAACGCAAGTTCCTAGCCTACCGTTTTAGGAGGAAAAATGGCACTATCTGACGCCGAAAAGAATGCACTCAAGGGACTGAACCCTGATGGTTCCCCGATGAATGAGGAACAGCGCAAGGCGAATAAGGCCAAGGTTGACGCTAAGAATGCTGAGTCGATTAAGCAGGACAAGGCTGAGCATGGTGGTCGATCGGTTACTGAGCGTCGCGTTGAGGGCGACCCGCAGCAGTCTATGGATGACGCTCAGACACGGAACAAGGCGGCTAAGGACCTCACGCCGCAGCAACGTGAGGAATCTGGCATGACTGGTAATGACGTCTTTGACCCCGGTGACAGCGATGGGGACAAGAAAGCGGTTTCTCCTGGCGATGGGAACATGCTTGAGGGTGCTCCGAAGGACCCTGCGGATGTTGACCACTTCAAGGATACTAAGGCTGCGTGGAAGCATCTTACGGACGTTTTTGGCGAGAAGGTTTCCGCGTTGCAGGCCGAACTTGAGAATCGTCTCGGCGAGCAACTGACCCCCACCGAGCGCGAGACGGGTAACCCGTTTGCTGGGGACGACGTTCCGGCGTCCAAGGAGATGACCTTGGATGATGTGAAACAGGCGGCTGAGAGCACGAAGGATGATGCTAAGGCTGTGCTCAAGGGCGTTGGAGAGGTTGGTGGTGCTGCCGTCGACCTGGGCGGCACGGCCGCTAAGGACGCGGGGAATGCTATAGTTGATGGTATGGGGATTGACAGGAAAGCTGCGGCGAGTACTGGAAAGACCTTGGCTGGACTTTCGGGATTGTTTTCTAGTAGCGATTCCGGAAATGATAAGGTTCCGGATTCTAATTGGAAGCCTAAGTCGATTAGCGAACTTTTTAAGGGGAATTGATTATGCCGCAGTTGCGTGACGACACTTCAAATATTGATATTCTTAACGCTATTCGTAGTGATGCGCGTTACGATTATCAGAATATGGTTCCTGAGGCTACCAAGGCCAATATTCAGGAAACCATTGCAGGAATCATGTCTGACAACATTACTCGTAACGAGTTTATGTCGTCGCTGATTAACCGTATTGGTTCCACGATTGTTCGTGATATTTCGTGGAAGAACCCGCTTGCAGTATTCAAGCAGGGCATGATGAATTTTGGTGACACTATCGAGGAAGTTCACCTTGACTTCATTAAGCCCACGATTTATGAGGAGCAGCGCGATTATCTTGAGCGTGACGTGTTCGGGCAGGCCCCGCCGCCCTCTAAGTCCGCGTTCCATACGATTAACCGTAAGGAGAAGTTTAAGATCACGATTAACCGTGACGTGCTTCGCCGTGCATTTCTTTCGGACAATGGCCTTTCTGAGATGATTTCTCAGATTATGGCTGTGGCGGCGTCGTCCGACCAGTGGTCTGAGTTCCTTAGCATGACTAAGTTGTTCAAGACCTTTGATGATAAGTTCGGCTTTTATCGGATGCAGATTTCTGATATGAATTCGTTCGAGCCGGATAAGGCTAAGGTCGACGCTGCGCTTAAGGCGCTTAGGGTTGCTGCGAATAAGATGCAGTACCCGACTCCTGCATTTAACAGTGCCGCGGTGCATTCGTTTGCTCGGCCGGATGATCTGGTGCTTATTGCTACGCCGGAGTTTAAGGCGAACGTTGACGTGACGTCTCTGTCTGCCGCGTTTAACCGCAGTGATGCTGAGGCGCCGTCTCACATCATCACGGTCCCGGGTGAGGCGCTTGGGATGGCTGATACGTCGGCTATTCTGACCAGCAAGCAGTTCTTCGTGATTAAGGACATTCTCCTTGAGAACCGGAGTATTTCTAACCCCGAGGGCCTTTACGACAATTTCTGGCTGCATCACTGGTCGGTCATGAGCGCTTCGCCGTTTACCCCGGCTATTGCGTTCGGCACTAAGCCGAACACGGTTGTGGTGACGCCTAAGGCTGAGACGAACGCTGAGATTAGTGCGCTGATTGTGAGTAGGCCAGATGGTACTCAGTCGACGATTATGCCGCCCGCGGCGATTCGCCAGGCATCTATTCAGTGGAAGACGGCGCCCGCAAACAAGGGCTACGCTACTGACTGGTATCTCAAGAATGCTAAGTCTAAGGGAACCAAGATTTCCAACGACGGCGTTCTCACTATCGGGCCCGATGAGCCTGAGGCGTTCCTTACTCTCGGCGTGAATGTTGACACTAAGGGAGCAGATGGCAATAAGCCACTCAACAAGGAGATCAGTATTCAGGTTAAGAAGTAATACTTGAATCACCATAGAACCGGGCGTCCAATGGGCGCCCGGTTCTGCTATGCTTGGACTTGAAGGAGGACGATATGTCAGAGATTTATGCAATGCCGCCCGAGACTCGTGCGGGTTTGTCGTTTGATTATTCTGTGTGGTCTGCGGGCAGTGTCATCACGATGGTTAATGTGCCTTTCGACAATACGTATCGGGATATTGTTGACTGGAAGTCGTATGGTCACACGCCTCATGCCTATGTCAAGTCGTTTAACAACCTTCATAAGGTTGAGATTAACCAGATGACTTATCTTGCGCAGGGTAAGCCGATTCGTATTCCTACGCCTTTCACTAAGGCGAATCAGTATAACTATGTGATGGTTGAGAACCCTGGGCGCCCGGTTAACAACATTGGTTTTGAGGGATATACACCTAGCGTGTTTTTCTACTTCATCACCAGCATTGACTACATTGCCCCGAACACAACACAGTTGACACTTCAACTTGACGTTTGGACAACCTATTACCAGCGCATTAATTTTGGTCGTAGTTACCTTGAGCGCGGGCACATGGGAATTGCTGCAACTGATTCTTTCGATAACTATGGAAAGAACTGGCTGACCCAACCTGAGGGATTGGATATGGGGTCTGAGCACCAAATTATCCGAACCTACCGGCGATTGCTGGCAGATGTTAATAATTATGATTATGTTGTGATTGTTACTTCCACAACAAAACTTGACGCCAATAATGGTTACGGAGACGAAAACAATCCCCGCGTATCTATGGCCACTTCCTCGCGAACCGAAGGAATTCCTAACGGTACCGAAATTTATGCGTGCACTGCGGGTAATTTTAAATCCGGTATGGAGGGACTCCGTTATTACCCCTGGGTTGCGCAGGGAATTGGGTCAATTACCATTGTCCCTAAAGATGTAGTTGACTTAAATGCCGGCGACAAAGTTAAGGTTGGTGAGAAAACAGGGCAAGGAACGTGGACATGGTTATCTGACAACAGCGTTTACATTAATCGTAATTATTCGTTGACTGACGCTAGTTTTAGGAATGAATTTCTTTCGTTACTTCCTAAGGAGTATCGGGAACTTAAGAAATTCGTGACATCACCGTACTGTATTGTTGAGTTAACAACGTATTCTGGTAACCCTGTTGAATTTCGCCCTGAGTCCATTCGCACCGCAGGAATCAACATTAATCAATATGCCCATGTTGTGCCACCCAATCCGTCCCTGTTTTTCACTATCCGGGACTACAACACAATCACAGAATCTGTGATTGTTGAGCGCCGTGCAGGCAAGGTGACTAACGAGTATGGCGAGGGCTGGGATATGTGCACCGGATACACGTCTCTCCCCACGTTCTCGGCCGTCAACAATTCCTCGCTAAATGCACTTGCTTCGTCGGCGCACACTGCGGCGGCTCAGGTGAATAACGCGAAGTGGCAGCAGCAGCGCGCTCAGCGTGCTGCGACGGCGGCACGTGATGTTGCTAATGCGGGTATTGCTGCGACTCAGGCTGGGGCTGAGAATTCTATGTGGGGTAATTCTGCCATGGCTGATTCTCAGTCGCGTTATAATAATATGAGGGCTACTGTTCAGGCGACTCAGGGCGCTATGACGGCGCTTGGCGGTGTTATGGGGCTGAACGGCTCGGCGGCCGGTGCTGGTATTGGTCAGGCGGCTACGGCCGGCGTTTCTGCAATGATTAATAATTCTCAGGCACAGTCGACGGCGAATATTCAGAATCAGTTGGCTAGTGGTGCTTCACAGATTTCTCAGCAGCAGCAGAGAACTGTGCGGGACACTAATTATGAACTTGCTCAGTTTGCCGCTAACGGGGACTATGAGGCGGCTATTGCTTCGATTAATGGTCAGCGTCAGGACATGCAGGTTATTCCACCGTCCGTGGTTGGGCAGACGTCGGGCTATGTGTCTGCGATGGTCTCCAACGGGCTTGTGATTGATGCTAGAATTAGAAGTGTTTCGCCAGCGGCTATGCGTAGTATTGGTGATTTCTGGCTTAGGTATGGGTACTTGATGAATACTTGGATTAAGTTCCCGAAGACACTTAGCCTTATGACCGAATTTACATATTGGAAGATGGCTGAGTGCTACTTGGTTGACACAACTATTCCTGAGGGGTTCAAGGCCAGTGTGCGAGGAATCTTCGAAAAGGGCGTGACTGTGTGGCGTTCTCCTCAGCGTATCGGTAACACAAATGTTCGCAACAATCGGATTGATAAGACGGTTAGGGTGACCCTTAGTGAGTAAAAAGGATTATGTGCTTAATGGCATCTACAAGAAAATCATGGCATCTCCCCCGTCCTCATCTGAGGCGCGGCAGATGCAGTTGGAGCACATGTACCGGCGTCAGTTAATGGGCAAGTGTCTTTCCAGGTTTACCTGGGAGGGACTACCTAACGGGATTGACCCGCGCTTTATTGAAGCAACTATCTTCAATAACGGGTACTCGGTTTTCTATTTCGACAGTTTCTTCGAATTGTTTATGTCAATGCCTGCAACCATTTCAGGTCCCCTAGACATTCAGGATAATCCCACGGGATATCGTGTCACTCGAAATGGTGTCTATTCTCGTGAGGTGAGCGCAAGTGAGTCTGTCTGCATTTGGGGCAATCAGGTGCGTGAGCCTGAAATTGACGTAGTGCTTTCTTACGCCGCAAGGCTTGCACAGATTGATAGAACAATTGAAATTGATCTGTTGAATGAACGTAACCCGATGATTGTTGCGTGCTCTCAGGACCAGCGCCTCACTATTCAGAATCTTATTTCTAAGATTTACGACGGTGAGCCCGTTGTGTGGGGCACTGAGAATATGAGTATGGATAATCTCGCTAACACCATTGGCGTGTTTCCGCTTAATCAGAATGCTGGTGCTGGGGCTGTTTCTTCAATCAAGCATATGGAGTCCAAGTCCAAGATTTGGGGTGAGGCACTCACCATGCTCGGAATTATGAATGTGAATTCCGAGAAGCGTGAGCGGATGGTGGTTGAGGAGGCGGCCGCTAATTCCGGGCAGGTTCTCGCATCTCGTGAGTCATTTATGAAACCGCGAGAGTTGGCGTGCGAGCAAATTAATGAGATGTTCGGGCTTAACGTGTCATGCTATTGGGCTGTAGACGACAATGCTGCGCCTAACCTTAATGATTATCTTGCTAGTTCTAATTTGACAACCTATGGGGGTGACGATGGCGGTAACAACGATAATGCTTCGTGACGTTGTGCGGATTACTGATGACCATATTGGTCTTGACGATTATCCGATCTTCGACGAAGCATACAGGAAAACACTGAATGATCGGATTAAGAAGACCTATTGGCTTCAGGAGATTGCGCACGAGACAATTGATATTTTTATTTGGCGGCTAAGCCTTAAGATGGAACTGATTATGCCCCGGTATAATCGAATGTATCTTGCTGAACTGCAAAACACGGACCCGCTCGAAGGCAACCGTCACTACAGCAAGACCGGGCAGGACGGTACGTCCCAGAACTCGGGGATTAACCACCAGACTGGTAGCGGCAGTGGCACCAACAAGTCCAAAGGGCGTACCGTGGGGTCAGATACTCCCCAGACACGGCTTGCGGGCGATGGGGACTATGCTACGAGTATCAGCGACGCAAGCACCTCAGGCGACACTACGTCACGCAATGAGTCTGACAGTACGTCGTCTTCGACCAGTAACTACAACAATAATCAGCGATCGGAGTCGTGGGGGTATTCGGGCTCTAAGGCTCGCGCTATTGCCGATTATCGCGGGACACTGCTTAATGTGGATGACCTAGTTATTGCAGAACTGAGCGAACTTTTTATGGGGCTGTGGGACACGGATATGCCCCACACTCCCGGAGGACTAGTTAACGGTTTTACATACGGCCTAGGATTTGGAGGATATTATGGCTACTGGTGATGACATTATTGGGTCAATCGACCAGGCGCTTTGGCGTGTTCAGTCACGGTCGGTGAACAACATTACCCCGTTCACTTACCGCGACGGCTTGACGTATATTGATGTGCTTGAGCGAATTCGCTCTAGTGTTATTGATGTTATCAAGTTCACGAATTCCTTTGGCGAGGAACAGGACAAGATCATCGCCAAACTGAATGAGACGGTCACCAATTTCATTAATGAAGTTGAGAAGACTCACTCAGGTTGGAACAAGGAACTTGACGCTAAGAAGGCCGCGCTTGAAGAGACTATCGAGGACTTCAAGCACCGGCTTATTGACGCCGAGTTCCGCAAGGTTGACGGTGACTACATCGAGGCACCGCTCAAGTCTCCTCAGGGCGCCCGAGTAACGCTCACCACTAAGGAATGGGCTGACAAGTTCAAGGCCGCCAACACTGAGTCCCTCAATGGGTTGCAGTCTAAACTCGACCAACAGCGCCGCGATTTCGATAACAGGTTCCCCGCGTATTACACGAAGACTGAGGCTAACGATATCTTTCTTGAGGACCCTAAACTCACGGAGGGTGTTGTCATTGGTTCGTCGAATGCCACGATTGAAGCGAGTCGCTGGACTGAGAGTCTTTGTCGGGAACTGGGGCTGAATCCGAATGTGTATGCGATTGGTGGTGGTGGTTTTACTTCCACTCTGGACAACAATTTCTCAACACAGTTGGATAACGCGATCCGGGGGATGACTGAGGAAAAGCGTAGGAAGACGAAATACTTTTTCGTTATTGATCTGCTGAATGACATTCGCGCCCAGAACGCTGTCCAGACTAATGCGAAAAACTTTTTCGCTAAGGCTCGACAGAACTTTCCTAACGCGGACATTCGAGTGCTCCCCGTCGTCTTCAACGAAGCGTCGCTGAATAATTATGTTCAGATGGCCCGCTCGTGCGTTAGTCGCACCTTTGAGGTCATGGAAGCAGGGCTCCCCTACGGTGCTGTCGTCTGCGAGGGCTCGCGCACATGGGCTCACATGGGCTCCGAGCAGGCCGCCGCATGGGACCAGGGCGCGGACAATGTTCATATGACCGCAGCGGGCTATAACCACATTAAGGACCTGTTTAAGGTGTGGCTTAACGGTGGCTCGAGTTGGTATAACCCTCCGTCGGCCCAGTTGCATCCTTTCTCAACTAGCGCCGTGGTTCACGACAACAACTATCTGGTGTGTGAGCGTGACGGAGATTGGGTGAACATTCAGGGCACCTTTAAGATTGCAGGAAACAATGCCGGATATGACACAAAGTTAATGGGCCTGCCTGGATGGGCGCGACCTTATGACGGTGTTATGTCCCCCATTATCGGCAATGACAGAACATACAAATACATTTACGTTCCTAAAACAAACGGCATCTATGTTGGAGATATTCTCTCCGCTAACCAGACTTACCAGGTGAACATGACCTACAAAATTTGGTGAGTAGACAGGAATGGCCTGCCCCGATAGAATTGGGGCAGGCTATTTCTGTTGGAGGAACTATGGCATGGGACGCAACAGCCAAGAAGGTTGCGATTAAGGCTATTGGTCAGGTTGAGTCGTCTATGGATTACTCTGCAATCAACTACAATGACCCAATTACCGTCGGAATTGCGCAATGGTATGGCACTCGCGCTGCGGCAATTCTGAATCGAATGCGCGGCGCCCATGCTACGGAGTATGCGAACGTCGATAGTAGTTTCAGGTCCCGGCTCGAGTCTGTGCCTGAGTCCGATTCGTCGTGGAACACCTACTATCTCTCGCGCGCTGTGGGGGATAGTCTTAAGCCGTTGCTTAATGCTGGCAAGGATATTCAGGGTGACCAGATTGTCAAGGACCTTGAGAACTATTTCACTGTTGCTAAGCAATATGGAATCAATCCCGAGACCGATACTGACGCATTTATTCTCTGGTGTGTTGCATACCATCAGGGTCCTCGCTACGCCCTTCAAGCGGCCAGTAACTACTCTGGTGGTGGTCTTGAGGAAATGTATTCCGACATTATGTCTAACGGAGTACTCGGCCGCTATTCTAACCGTTACACCCAGGCTAAGAATATTATTGCTGGAAAAGACACTAGCGGAGTTGGCGAGGGGGGTGTTTCAGGAAATACGCCCGGTAATGGTGGGCGTGTTGGCGACAACACTCAGACAGTCAACGTGTCTGGCGGGAAACTGATTATTAGTGCCGACGACAGTGGCATTCTTACGCTTCGTTCAAAGTTCGGCAACTATCAAATGTATTCCCGAGGCCATAATCTATGGGAAGTAAACCTCAAAGACATTCAGCAAACAATTGTCGGTCAGAATCCTGCCGCCAACGCTGGTGGAGGTGGGGGCGGCGGAACTCCCGCGCCCGGCGGCTCCGGCAAGGGCGCGGCGGCACTCGCGTGGGTCATGGCCCGGCTGGGCAAGTTCGCCTACTGCCAGTGCCCAGGCCGTCAGGACCCCGACAACAGCGGAATCACGGACTGTAGTGGTCTCATGTACGCAGCATACAAGTCCACGTCCAACACGTTTGTGGGCACCTGGACCGGTGACCAGTACTTCCGCGGAGCGGAACCATTTCCTCGCCGCGGCGGGGCTATGACAGCCGCCGAGCGGTCCCAGTTGCGGCCGGGGGACATGATCGTCATGGCCTGGAAGTCCACGGGTAGTTACTACCCCGAAACCGATCATGTCGAAATGGTGGTAGACTCAAACACTCTTGTTGGGCACGGCGGCAATCCCTATTATGGTCCAGTAACTAAGTCTATTGATGTTCTCGCCGGCACTCGCTGGTGGACGGTAAGGCGCCACGAATGAAAAAGAAATTCTCCTATTATAGTTTCTCTAATGTGCTCTCGTATGCGGGCGTGTTTAACATGATTATGGGTGCCCGTGGTCTTGGTAAGACCTACGGCGCCAAGAAAATTGTTATCAAGAATGCAATCAACAAAGGCCAGCAGTTCATTTATCTTCGCCGTTACAAGACTGAACTCAAGGGGCGCAACAGTTTCTTTGCTGACATTCAGCACGAATTTCCCGATGAAGAATTCCGTGTAGAAGGACAGTATGCCCAGCGTAAGGTTGGGAAGAAATGGGAGACCATCGGCTATTTCATTCCGTTGTCTACTGCCCAAGCGAATAAGTCGATTGCATACCCGAACGTGTACACCATTATATTTGATGAATTCATCATTGATAAAGGTTCGCTGCGTTATCTTCCAGATGAGGCGAAAGTCTTTATGGACTTTTATTCTACGGTAGACCGTTATCAGGACCGTGTACGTTGTCTTATGCTTTCCAACGCGGTAAGCATTATGAACCCCTACTTCATTAGGTTTCACATTGAACCCAAGGAAGGAATTAGTCGTCACGCGGATGGATTCATTGTCACCGATTTCGTAAACAGCGAGCAATTCCAGTCCGAAGTTGCGCACACTAGGTTCGGTTCCTTTATCACAAACTATGCCGAGGACTATGCCGACTACTCCATCTCCAACAAATTCGCAGACAACTATGACGACTTTGTCATGAAAAAGACCGGCAAAGCCAAATACGCATTCTCTCTCCGTTGCCCCGACGGTGAGGTCTCCATATGGATCGACGGTGGCACATGGTTCGCCCAACGCCGCCAGCCCCGTGGGGATAGGGTAAGATGGGCCTATAAGGTCACGGACCTGAGGGAGGGGGAGAGGCTGCTCATGTATGGTGACAAGGTGCTCAGCATTATGCGCAGCACGTACCGCAAGGGGCGCCTGTTCTCCGACTCGCCCGAGACCAGAAACATGTTCGCTGAAATCTTTGTCCGATGATACACATTAACCCCACCACAATTGACGTCGCCCTAATTCTCGGTGTCATTTCATTGGTCACAATCGCCGGGCGGTTCATTTATCGCGTCACAATCTTTATGGATCACTTATCCACCATGTTGAATACATGGGACGGAAAAGATGGAATGCCCAGCGTACTAGACCGGCTTGAAGATATTGAAGATAAACTTAAAGATGTTCAATATCACGTCAAGCCAAATCACGGCGGCTCAAGCGTAGACGCGCAAAACCGTCAACTCAAAGAAATCATTTCCTATCTCAAGGAGAAAAACAATGGGTGAGCACGAGTCCCCCAAGCCCCCCTTCATTCCTGACGCATACCGCATGTGGATTTACACCGTGTGTGTTGGTGTTCTTGTCTGCCTCGGAGTCTGGGGCATTCTTGACGGCGACAAGATTAGTGCACTGAATTTCCTATTCGCCGCATTCTTCGGCGTCGCCGCATCTAACACGCCGCGAGGAAAGGCATCCTAATGGTGATGCGCGCAGACATCATTTCCGCTGCACAGTCCGAGATCGGATACTCCCGATGGGCTGACGAGGACCCGGGCACCAAGTACGGACGCTGGTATGCACAAGCAACCGGGTCACCCAGTTTTGGTGCCAGCGGCGTGCCGTATTGCGATATGTTTGTGTCCTATGTTCTGGCAAAGGTTGGGATCAACTGGCTCAGCGCCTACGTCCCCGGACGCGAGGCCCAGGCCCGGCAGCGCGGCGTCCTCATTGACAGGTGGGACGTGCGCCCTGGCGACCTGATTACTTTCGATTTCGACGGTATAGGGATTGCCCAACACATTGGGGTAGTGGAACAGCCCCCGAACTCTGCCGGTGTTTTCTACAGCATTGACGGAAACACTACGTGGGGAACCGGTGGTCCCCAGGATAATGGTGGAGTAGTTGCCCGCCGTGAGCGCCATATGGACGAGGCTCGCTACGGGATTCGTGTAGTCGACGACAACTCCGCTATTTCCCATGGTGGGGATATCCGAAACATTCAGCGAATTCTCGGCGCCATACAGGACAATATCCTTGGCGTCGACACCGAGAAGCGAATGTGCGCCGTAATCAAGGCCAGCAACTGGGGAGGACGCGAGTTCCCGTGGGGCGTCGCCTACACTCAGAGCGTCGTAGGGACCACACCAGACGGTGTGTGGGGCGACGCCAGTGAAGCCGCCCATGACCGCGTCATCGAATCTCTGCAGGCCGCACTCGGCGTCACCGTCGACGGTGTGTGGGGACCAGAAACCTGGGCCGCCTGGGAGCGACTAGCCCGCACCGCAGAACGCCCATAATAAAGTTAATCCCCGGAAGGAACCAACCACTTCCGGGGATTAACTATACCCTCACTCAACTGCCGTCAAATCTACTCCAATCGACTCGAGACAATCCAAGTAAAACTTATGGCACTTATCTCTCCCATTATGACCAAATCGCTTAATGGTATTCTGTCCAGTCACCTTATTCGCAAACACCACTCGGTTGTCAGGCCAACCATAAAGATCAAGGCGAAAATCAATAGAATCAATCAAAATTCTATCGCAATGTACGCTAATGCGGCATCCTGGCAATTGGTCAGGCAGATTAAGGCTCTGAGCAAGTTCTCTAAGGTGATACATTAAATAACTCCCATACTTTCCAAGCCCAATTCATAAAGGGCAAGATTTCTTTCCTCTAGTGATTCGTAATAATTAATGACACCACTCTGTGTCTCAAAAGGGTTCCACACTTCCATCGCATAATCATTAATCAAACGAAATGCCGTATATCCACAATACACAATATTACAGCCGCCAGGCGTATAACACTCACGCATACCCCAATGACGCAAGACGCGTTTTACATTATTCGTCGTCGGAGGTTTCAGCAGTATTCTTGGCACAGCACACACTCTTAACCAATGCCGCAGACTTTTCAGGCATTTCATTGTAATCCGTGTTCTTGATAAACCAGTTCCCATACCCGTTACGAGTAAGCGTAATTCCCTTAGTCATATTCCAGTCCCGTCTTTGTGTTTATAATTATGTTAATGTCTACGATTCTGTACTTGTCACCCTTCCAGTAATGAAGACGCTTAGTATCGGGATAATAACGAATAATCCAGCCTTTAATTAAACGATCTGCAAGAAAATTAAAAACTTTCCAATTAGTGAGAATGACATAGTCGTCACCATTACCGTGATGTGCCCTGCGTTTCATCGAACTAATTCTCTAAAGTATTTAGCCAATCTGTATTGAACCAATTCGTCTAACAAATATTCATATTCCACTTTAGTTAATTCCCGATCTTCCTGATTCTCGCCAATAAGCACATAACTCACGATGAGAACCTAACGTGAAATAGTGCACCATCTATTGCGTCATAAATATTATCGAATGAACGAATATGTCCGTGTCTTCCCTTCAATTCGTAATATCCAGCACAGATGTTAATGTAAACATCATCCGAATAATACCAACGATTACCTACAATCTTAATCGGCTTATTTTTCACAGCCTGTCTCCAATCCAAGCAAGTAGGTCCCATTGTGAACCAAGCGAATATACCCGACCCTCCGATCGAACCTCCCAACTCCGCGCCCCTAGACGACGCACGTACACTTCCTCGCCACCATAAGACAGGATGCCCCTACGTCCCGTCAGGCTAGTCACACGAATACTGATGCCCGCCTCCTCGTAGAACCGCAAGGCCCCCTTGCCAACCAATTCCGATCCGTAGTTATC